TTACATTCTGCCCAATACTTCATAGAAGTTGGTTTTATTTCAAGCTTGTCCATTCCTCGACCTTCATAGCAAACTTGAAATAAAACCAACTTCTATGAAGTATTGGGCAGAATGTAAAAATGAAATTTCTAGGATATTAAAAACAAAAGGAACCGCTATTTGTTTCGGGTGGAATAGTATGGGGCTAGGTAAAAATAGGGGCTTTAAAATGACTGAGATTTTATTAGTCCCTCATGGAGGTAGTAAGAACGATACTATAGTTACTGTTGAGTCAAAGGAGAACACTAATGGATAAAGATAACATAAAACTATGGAGGTTGTGATGAAAGTAAAAGAATTTTTAAAAGAAGTTGCGTATGTTTGTGATATGGAAATATGTGGTGAGGATTCAAAAGTTTATAAAAGTAAGTTTGATGATAGTTACATAACCCACGTTGGGATGGAAGACCATGTTAAATTTTTAGCTGATAGAGAAATTACAAAGGAATTAACTCCTGGCGTTGGGTTTAGCCCTAAAGATAACAAGTGGTATGGATGGAGTCATAGAGCTATCTACGGATTTGAGATAGGGTCAACTTGTATAAAAGGTAGCTGTCATTACAAAGGATCTTCTCTTAAAGAACAAGAAGAGGACGCTATAATGTTTTGGTCTGACAAGCATCACTTAAATGTTCGCAGTAACGGAGTTGTCGAGGAAAATGGTGAAAAGTATTTTGATATTCAATGGGAGTACGATCATGAAGTTATAAACGAAAAGCTAAGAGGGACAATAAGTGGAGTTCAGCATCATATTAAAGAGTTAGGGCGTGGAGAATGGACAGCAAAAACTATGGAAGATGCAAAGCAGATGGCTATTGATTTTAATGAAGGGGGTTTTAACCTATTATGGAGGTGATGAGGATGGGATATTTATTAGGAGTTGAAGAGATTAAAGAGTCAATAATGATCCTGAGGCTTATTATGTTGCGTCAATGGCAAAAATGAGTATAATAAAATAATAACGAAACGGAGGCAATTATGATTGATAGGTTGCGTGACGGGTTTCAAATGATGCAAGATTATGATGAAGAGGATGAAAGCGTTTTGCAGTGACAGGAAAAGCTTAATACTGATCCATTCTTCAGGACAACGGTTGAGAATTTGCATCGCACAGAAGAAAATGCAGAATACAGCAGACTCATGAGGGGTAAAAAGAGAAAGGTTGTTAAGGGAAATGGCAACTGCTAAGAAGAAAGTCACTAAGGCTAAGACTAAGCCGAAGAAAAAATCACCAGTACGGAAAAGAAGACTCAAGAAGAAAGAAGCTCGTTCTTTTTGCAGACCTAAAGCATTTAGTAACCCGGAAGAAATGGATTTATGGATAGAGGATTATTTTCTAACGATTACACGAGAAATCCCTAAGACAGAGCCAAAGAAAACAGGAAAATTAATTAAGGTAGGGGCAAAAGTAATTGAAGAGATTATAGAAGAGACGGTTATTAATGCCAAAGGGGAGCAAGTGATAATTATTGAGTTTCTTGTAACTCCAACAGTAGCAGGGCTTTGCAATCATTTAGGGATATGTAGGGAAACATTGCGGAAGTATGCTGGTGATGAGGCGTATACTGACACTATAAAAAAGGCTAAGTCTTACCTCGAGGCACATTTGGAAAAAGGATTGTATGGTAATAGTGTTACAGGGTTAATATTTAATCTTAAAAATAACTTTGGTTGGCAGGATAAAACAGAGCAAGTTATAAGCTCTACTGTTACGCTTATGGGTAGATGTAAAGTTAACGGTACTTTATTAACATTTGACGTTGGGGAGGAATTGAAAGATGCAGAAGCTAAGAGTTCTGCAGGATATACCGATTGATATTAAAGTTGCAGGGGTGTTTGGGAAAAGTTCAAGCGTTGGCGTTTTGAAGGCAGGGACTATTATTCCAGTCGAGTGCGTTAAAGATGTAGGCGGTGAGGTTTACAGAGTACGCTAATGCAGTTTAATATTTAACAGAGGGTATTTGATTTGATAGACTTGCCAGCGATACTTAATTTCCCCGAAAAGCTATTACAAATGGTACTGGACTTTAATAAGTTCCAGTATTTCTTGCTTGAGGGTGGACGAGGTGGAGGAAAAAGTTGGGCGATTGCTCGGTTCATTTTGTATTTATGTGAGCAACGATTGTTGCGTGTTATTTGTGGTCGTGAAATCCAGAATAGTATCGAAGAGTCAGTTTACCAGCTGTTTGTCGATGTGATTATGCAATTTGAATTAGATTTTGACGTTAAGAAGTCTCAGATCACACATAGGTGGACAGGCTCGACAATACGTTTTAAGGGGTTGCGAGAGCAAGGCAATGTCAATATCAAGTCCCTTGAGGGTTGTGATATTCTATGGGTAGAAGAAGCTCAAAGCATAACAAAGGGAACGCTAGATGTAATTATACCTACCGTGCGTAAGAACAAGTCAAAAGTTTTCTTCTCGATGAACAGGCATTTAAAAAGTGATGCAGTATACAAGGCAATGTTTCAACGGAAAGATTGTTTGCTTATACACGTTGATTATTTTGACAATCCGTTTTGTCCACTTAAGCTAAAAGTCGAAGCTGAAGAGTGCAGGATTAAAAACGTAAAAGAATATAATCATATTTGGCGGGGGTATCCACTAACACAAGCAGATGAATATTTATTTAATCAGGATAAGTTATATAAGGCGTCAGAAGTACAGCCGTTTGGTTACGTAGATAATCCACGGAGCGTTATGGCGGTTGATTTAAGTGGGCGTGGCGAAGATATGTGTGTTGCTATTAGATTACAGCAAAGGAGCCAAGTGCATTGGGATGTAGCTGACGTTGAGGAGTGGTCTGATCCTGATACTGATGCGACTCAAGGGCGTATTGTTAGCCTCTTTGGGCGGTGGCAACCAGATTTATTGCTTGTCGATGCGGACGGAATGGGTTACCCTATATACATATCGTTGCGGAATATGAAAGTATTTCATAACCTTATGCCATACTACGGTTCCGCCGGGACGAAAGATTCACGATCTGCTAATCAAAGAGCACAAGCGTATTTGTTATTGGCTGATTGGATTGATTCTGAATGGTTAATGCTGCGTGATGAAAAGATTATTGGGCAGTTAGAGAACATAAAAAAAGTGCATCAGAAGAATGGATCTATTTTAATACAGAGTAAAAAGGATATGAAAAAAGAAGGTTTATCCTCGCCCGATCATGCAGATACTTTAAAGATGTGTGTATGGGGTGCGGTGCATTGCTTAGGGGAAGTACACAAACGAAGTGACCAATCTCATACGAAAGTGCGACGTATAAACAAAAGGAAGAGGCGATAACATGGGCGGATTATTTAGTAGCGGTGATAGTGATACATCGGTTCAATCAGGGCTAGAAGAAGATAAGACGGCGAAGAAAACTCGCACGGCTTTACTCGCAACAGAAGGCGGAATCGCAGGGGAAGAATTAGAAGCAAGTCAAATCCTCACACCGGAAGAGGAACAAGAACAAAAAAACGCAAACAGTCGAAATGTATTTAGCTAAAAGGCGGTGAGCTATGCCAAAAACAGACAGTGAGAACATTACCGATTTATATGCAAAGTTAAAAGCTGATAGAGAAAAGTATGTACCGTTATGGCAAACGGTATCAGAATATGTCGGTATCAAAGTTGATCCTAACTATACAGATAATAAAAAGTCAGGCAATGAGTCAGCACAGTTAGATCTAAATATTGATGACCCAACCGCTGCGGTATCTGTTCAGCAAGCAGGCGATTACTTGCAAGGGTTAATGTGGGGAACGGGAAATAATGCTATGACTCTGGCTCCGACGAATTATGTTATTGAGAAAGAAGGTGGTGTCGAAGGATTGAGCGAATATTTTGATTGGGCTACTGAAACATTGCTTGAGCAAATGAATTACAGTGAGGCTGGATTCCATACTGCACAAAAACCTTATTACTACGATCAAACATCTTTTGGCACGTCAGGTATAGGAGTGTTTCCTAATCCGGCATATAAAGAAGGCACGGAAGAACATCTGTTTATCTTCAAGGATTATGGAATTGATAATGTTGTGATTGATGAAGGTCGCAACGGGCTGATTGATACTATCGGGGTTACATATCATTGGAGAGTAAATCGCATTATCGAAGAGTTTGCATTTTCAAAAGGTATATTCGACGAGAAAGAGTTTGCTAAACTTCCTAAACCAATTCGTGACGCTTATGAGGACAATGACGTAAACCAAAAATTTACGTTAGTTGAAATGATTTATCCCCGTAAAAATTATCGTCCGTCGCTTAAAGGAAAGCGTGGGACTAAATATATCGGAGAATGGTTTGTGGCTGGCGAGACAGAAATATTCGCTACTGATGATTATAAAACAATTCCTATTGCTATGGCACGTGCTATGCGTGTTCGTGGAGAAGTTTGGGGACGTGGTAGTGGTACAATTCTTATCTCTACGATACGCTCAACTGATTACATGGTAGGGAAAGCGATTGAGATTGTAGAAAAGCAGGCTGCTCCGCCTCTTGGGATGTGGGGAAACGCTACTATTGGCGATGAAGTGCTTGATACATCGGCTGAAGGATTAACTGCTTTCAATGCTGCGTTGCTGGAAGGTAAGACAAATCCTGTTTTCCCGCTGCATGACGTAGGAGACCCGTCAAATATTATGCAGTTTCTCGTGCCGTACCTTAATGAAAAGATTGCAACAGCGTTTAAAATTGATGTGTTGCTTGATTTCAATTCGTCAGCTAAACGGACAGCAACGGAGATTATTACTCGTGATAATATAAGGAGTAAATCTGTAGCTGGGATTGCACAGCAACAAAAGATTGAGCTTTATGATGTTGTAATACATAGGTGTATTTCAATCGCAATGACCGAAGATGCTCTTGGCATTGACCCTGCTGATGATAAAAATATGGCAGAGAAGTTTGCCGAGAGTGGTATTGGTGAGCGGATTATCCCTGCTGGTGTTCTGCAAGCAATCAAAGACGGTAAGCGTTGGTATAAGATCAGGTATAATAATGAGCTTGATAGGATGGTCCGGGTTAAAAAAATTGAAGGGTTGATGCAAGTTTTACAAGGTGTATTAGCGTGTGCGCAGATGTATCCTGATATCATTCATGCGGTGAAATGGTATAAATGGCTGGAAGAGTACAATGAGAATGTTGATGTAAGTCAAAACTTATTGATTAGTGCAGCTGAGTTTAAAGTTAAGATTGAAGCGATTGCACAACAACAAGCGATGCAACAAAAATTAGAGCAAGTGGAAACACTTAGTAAGATGGGAAAAAATATGAGTGGTCTACAACAGGGAGGTGCGGATGAGAACGACTGATAAAAAAGTTCCAACGATTGAAGCGATTATGGATCGTGAGGCAGCGACAAGAAAAAAGGACGAATTAACGAAGCTTGAGATTGAAGAGTTACGAATAGCGATTAATTCAATGGCGTCGTCAGAGCATGGCTTAGTAGTTTTCAAACGGTTAGTAAAGATGTGTTGTTTGTATCAGCCGATGTATTCAGCAGAGCCAAACGTAGCGATGTGCGATAGGGCGAAACAATCTATTTATTGTGGATTGCGGTTGTTTCTTAGTGAGGAAAACAGGCTTAAAGTCGAAAGGCAGGGATAATGGAGATTACAACAAGACCGATTAAGGGTTGGATTCGTGTCCGTATGGAACAGCACAATAAAACAAAGGGCGGTTTGTTGTTACCTGATAATACGCAAATCCGTAAACGGAGTTTCGTTGTTGAGATTGCAGAGGATGTTGAGTGCTGCAAAGTAGGTGACGAGATTGTTTTTTCAAAATGCGAAGCTCAAGCAGCATCCCCTACCGAAGTATTAGTTTTCGTTCATAAAGATAATATTATTTGTATAGTCAACGATTAAAAAAGGGAGTGCGATATGACAGACCCAGATGCAATAGAACCAGATGCAATAGAACCAGATGCAACTCCACCAGGGGGCGATGTAGGAAGAACAGTCTTACCTAAAGGCGATGCTCCGACTACTGAGTTTCAAGTGCCTGAAGAGTACAGGGAAAAAGGGTGGGCTTCTAAAATCAAAAGTGAAGATGATGTTTACAAACAGCTTGATAACCTTGATAGTTTAGCAGGGAAAAAAACCAGTGTGCCGGATTTTGCAACGGCTACTGATGCAGAAAAAGAAGAATATTTTAGTCGTACTCGCCCTGAAGATATTAATTCATATGAAGTCCCTGAAAAGTTTACTGAGGCTGATGGGAAAGCATACCGTGAAGCATTTAGCAAGCGGGGGATTCTACCAGCAGTGGCGAAAGATTTATTATCTGATTTAGTTGCACACGGTGAAGGGATATCTAATACTGCGAGAAGTGAGGAAGGATTTAAAGAAGTGATGCAGGGATTATTTGGTGAAGATTATGTCGAAGAAAGCAAAGGTGCTTCTAAACTTCTGCAAAGTCATTTATCTGCTGAGAACAAAGTTGTATTTGAGAATATGGACAATAAGAGTGTGGGATTAGTTTACCAAGTAGCGAAAGATTTCATGCGTGAATACGGTGCGAGCGAAAGGTCTGCTCCGTTAGCAGGCGGTGAAGGTGGGATTGCACAAATTACTGAAGCTGATATTGTTGCTAAGATGGTAGAAATTCAAAATGTCGGCACTGGTATCAATGGTGCGACTAAGAAAGCTCAACTGACAAAAGAGTATGATTCTATGCAAACACAGTTCTTTAAAATAAAAGCGAAGGGATAATATAATTATGATTAAAGTAAAGATTAGCGGAGATTACAAAACGCATACAGGCGATGTTAAAGAGTTTGAACTAGAAGGCGTTATGCCTACACCACCAACACGGGATGAAGAAGGAGGAATACATGAAGGGTATGTATTAAGTCATTGCCAAAACCGTTACTTTTGGTTATGGGCAAAGAAAGCAAATCTTTCTGGTGTTAGTACGGTTCGAACATGTGCCTTAGACGGCATTGAAGAGGTTGATGGGAGGCCTTCTTACCTTGGCAAAAACATTAAAGAAATGGAATGGGGAGAGTTGCAGGATTTAGCTGTTGCAACAAACTTGCTTGAGATTCCTCATTCGCAAATATTAAGTAAGCGTGAAGCGAGGGAAAAAGCGTACAAGGTTTATTCTCGAGAAGTGTTAGGCAAAGATGTCGAGTTTGATGATAAGGGCGATCGTCATTCTGAGTATAGTTATCTAAAACTGCCTGCATTGTTTGCTGGTGATGTTGACCCAGTCGAAATTGAGGCGAAGAAAACTAACGACCAGATACTTAAAGAAGAAGGGGAAAATAAAGCTGTTCCGCAACATTCTTTTTCTCTTAAAGAGTTGAAGCTGGTTGCTAAGGAAAGAAGCGTAACATACCCACCGAATATCGGTGTTGATGCGTTGTACAAGAAAGTTTTTGGATAATAATAAATAGCAATCGGGGATTTAAAAAGGGGTGTCATTTATTTGGCACTCTTTTTTTTTATATTGACTTGAACGCAAAAGTGTTATATTATTGACATATCTAGCCTACGGAAGATACTCTTACTTTTTTGTAAGACCTTTCTAGGGGCAAAGGTTTGGCTCACCAAAGAGCAAGATCGACCCTCTAGGACACTCGATCGGTTGTAAATAACTGATTAAAAAAAGGTTTTATTACGCAAAGGAGTTTAAGATGCCATCTTACACTACAGATCCAAGTATTGACCAAGGAGCATTGTTAAAGTTTAAGCAGAATTTTCATATACTCGCACAGCAGTCTGTGTCACAGTTGGCTAATTCGCCAGCTATTGAGTATGCAGATCCAAATGGGAAAACAAATCAAATGGCTCGTATGGGACGTATTGAGCTTGAAGAAGTTGAAGGACGTAACCCGAACAAGTCGTATGGTGATTATGCGATTGATAATCGTCGGTTCACTAAACGCCGGTTTACTCGTACTATTACTATTGATAAGTTGTACGATATCAATGAATTGATTGCAGATCCAACAAGTAATATTTTACAGCAACTTATCGCTGCGAAAGAGCGTGTTGTTGATAGAGTTATTGCTGCTGTTTCGATTGGCGATGTTCTTACGGGAGCACCTGATGCTGCTGCTTCAACCGTTTCTGCTGTCAATGATGGTGTAATCACTGTTGATGGAACGGCTGGATTTACTTATGCAGTTGTTCAGAAAATTACTCAAACCTTTATTAATAACGATGTTCAAATGTCACAGTTTACCGGCACTCAGATTTTGATTTCAGGAAAAGAAAACACTAATCTTATGGGTGAAGATAAGTTTATCAACAACGATTTCATTAGTGGCCGTCCAGTTGAAAAAGGCGTTATGGACAAAGTTGGTATGTATGGCGTAGTTCGCTTTGCTGGTTCTGAAAATGGTGGAATATCTGTTGCTAATCCAGTGATTGTTGAAGATGCTACATTTCGTTATTGCCCAGTTCTTGCACCGAAATCAGTATCGCTTGCGATTGAAATTGGCGATATATCGGTTGAGAAGAATCCGTCGAAAGTAAATAGTAAGGATATCACTATTGACCTTTGGATTAACGGTATGCGTAATGAAGGTGCATTGGTTCAGATCGTACAAACAACTATCTAAGTCTTGGTGGTTGGTAGGTTGAGTTCTTTTAATAACTGTTACGAAACATAGAAACAAGGAGGAAGTCTTATGGAGGATTCAAAAGGATATACAGCAAAACCAAAAAACCCACTCTATACAACGGGTGTGTATGTTCGTACCGTTCAGGCTGATTATAGTAAAGCTGCTGCGGACGAATCGGGAACAAAAATCAAGTTAGCGAGAAATTTACCTCTTAGTGCTCAAGTGGTTGGGCTTCGCTTGCCACATGGTGCTAAAGCATCTGTTGGGCTTGATGATGTAAACATCGGTATCTGTAAGAGCGATACTGCAAGTACAGCTCTTGATATTGATGCGTTGGTTGATGGTATTGGTTTTGATAGTGTAATAACGTCTGGTGCAGATATTCTTGGGACGAATATTGCAGCGTTTCCATTTACTTCAAACATCGGTGATTTGTTGAGCTTAGGTTCTGACCAAGCGTATGCTGGTGGAGTAGATATTGTAGCTGAGATTGTTGCTGCTGGAACGGCTGCATTTGAATTGCAATTAGAAGTACTTTTGGCTTTCCCTGCCTAAAGTATAACAAGGTGTTGGGGTAGGTATCGCACTCGCCTACCCCTTCACTATTATATAAAGGAGAAGCAATGTCAACGATAACTGACTTAGTAATCTGCAATATGGCAATGAATAGAATGGGTTTAGATGGGACAATAACTACGATTGCACCACCGGATTCAAAAGTAGAGAAAGTTTTTTCTTTATGGTACGACTCAACAAGACGGGAATGTATACAGCTAGTCCTTCCAAACTTTGCAATTACTAGAGAAAATTTAGCGTTAATACCGTCAGAGACATCTCCTTTTGGATATTCTTATAGTTTTATGTACCCTGCTGATGCACTTCAAATTCTAGGTATTGGGAACGTCGAAGAGAAACAAAATAATTATAAGATAGAAAGTACGGCAAACGGGAAACGTATTTATACTGATGAAAACCCAACGGATGGATTGCCTGTTCGGTATGCTCGTGATGTAACTGATGAAAGCAAATTTTCAGCTGAGTTTGTTCCATTCATGTCTTGGGTTCTCGCATATAACACAATGGGTGCAATCACAAATGACCTTCAGAAGCACCAAGCTATTGAAGCTAAATATTCTAAACTTGTCCTAAATGCAACATCTATCAACTCACACGAAAATCGCCCTGTGAGGATAAATAGGTCAAAATTCAAAGCAGCGAAATATTCAAGCAACCCTAAATGGTCATCTAAAAAGTAGGTATATATGGCACTTAAAACTGCAACTTCTATATCAAATTGGGCTAGGGGACAATTAGATCATGATTTAAATGGTCGGTATGAACTTCCTATTTATAAATCCGGTAGTGAAATGGTCAAGAATTTTTACTCAAACTTTCATGGTAACGGAATTTACCGTTCAGGGCTTGAGCATATCTTCACATTCCAAGATTGCCGTTTTAAAGAGTTTAAATTTAACAAGACCCAATCGTATAACCTAGTTTTTTTCGGTACAAAGCTACGCTTCTTATCACAAGCAAGCGATGGCTCGTTCGGTTGGGTGCTTGATAGTGCAAGTGCGATTTTGGAAATAACTACTCCGTATTCGTTAGCTGAATCAAAAGAGTTAGGGTTTGCTCAAAATGCGGACGTTATGTATATTACTCATTCAAGCCATCCACCAATGAAACTTACACGAGTAAGTGCAAACAATTTCACAATAGCAACGTTCACAATAACGGATGACCCGTTCGACAGTCCATCAACAGGGACAGTTGGATATCCTGCGTTGTGTACGTTTTATAAAGCTCGTTTATATTACGGTGCTTCAACATTAAAGTTCACAACTGTATGGGGTTCAAAGGTTGGCGAGTACGATGTATTTACTTTGCCGGTAACTGTAACAGATGAATCTTCACTTGCTGTGACTCTTTCTGAGTTTACTGATCCTATTGAATGGTTATTTGCAGGGAATAATAGCTTGATAGCTGGTTCGTCTACTGGGGTTGCACCTATTAATGGTGGTGCGCCCGGTGATTCAATTACTCCAAGCACGGTTGAGGCAACAAAGACTAATACTGAAGGAAGTAATGGAACGTTCCCAATCCGGAAAGATGATTTGATTTTTTACATTGGGCTTGAAGGGCGTAATGTATTTGCGTTTTCTTACGATATTTTGACGGAATCATTTAAAGCTGATGATACGAATTTTGCTTCATACGATATAACAACTGGCGGGATGGAAAAACTTGTGTATAAGAAAGATAAGAATGACTTATTATATACAATCCGTGACGGTGATATGCTTACATTAAACTTTAATGCTAAAGAAGAGATCGTTGGGTGGAATTTCCACGAAACAGACGGTGACATAAAAGATATCGAAGGCTTAACTCGTGAAGATGGGAACACTGATTTGCTTGTTCTCGTTGAGCGTGATGGTGTGTTTCATATTGAAAGAGTTTATGATATGCCAGTATTTAAGATTCGTGATTTTTTCTCAAGCGGATATAATGCTGCTGCAAAAGTAGTCGATGATGAAGCGTATGCACGATATACGTCTGAGGTTTTAAGAGGCTGTAATTTTTTAGATAATTCAAAACTTATATCTAATATTCAGACGAATGTACTTACTTGGGATTCAACTGCTGGTGAATTATCAACGGCTTCGGGAGTATTCTCTTCCGGTGATGTAAGTAAAATTATTGAGGCTAAGACTATAACTGGTTATGAAAAAGGTCGATGGACAATTACAGCGTATGTGGATGCAAGCACAGTCGAAGCTACAGTGTTGGTTGAGCCGACTACAACTACGTTTGCTCAATGGTATTTAAGTTTCAATGAAATAACTACTATTGATTGGCTGACTGATTTAGAAGTGACGGTTGTTGCTGATGGTGGGTACTTGGGCGAGTTTACTTTTGCTAGTGATACGCTTACTCTTGATCGGCAAGTCTTAACTGCGTGTGTTGGTAGGTCGTATGAGGGGATATTGAAAAGCTTTTCTCTTGGGTTTATAATCCAAGGCGTGAATACTCAAACTACTTATAAGAATGTTTATAGTGCAGGATTTAGGTTTGTGTTTAGTGCAGGCGGTGAGTTCGGGACAAGTCTGTATGATATGGAAGAAATCCAGAAACTTGAAACTTCTGATTATAACTATATGCCTCCGCAAGTAATGGACGGTACTAGGAAACTAGAGTATCCAGACACCGCTGCTTTAGATAAGTATGTTTATATACGGCAAAGACTTCCTTTGCCATTAATAATTACTTCATTAGTAACGCAAGCAACGTATGGGGTGAATCAATGATAAGAGATTTTGTTAAATCTGATTTAAACAGATTAAAGCCGAATGGTTATACGCAGAAAGATTTTGAAGCTGTTCCTATTGACGTGTTGGCTAAAACGCTAGACCGTAACCATTCTTTCACTTTTGAGAATGACGGAGAAATAGAATTAATTGCTTCCTATAGTCAATATGCAAAAAATTGTTACCGTATAGCAATATTAGTTGGTCAAGATTTAAGCATTTCTCGCATGAAGATGATGAAGAAGTTTATGAAAGACACCGCAAAGGATTTAAAGGCTGTTAGATTAGAGACAGACAGCATAGACGATGATATCTTGAACAGGTGGCATAAGATGTTAGGCTTTTCACTTGAGGGAGTCAAACGCAAATTTAACGGTGTTGATGATTATAATATATGGGCAATGACTTGGGACTGGAACGACGGAGGATTACAGAGGCGTAAAACTCGGTATGAGATACAGGCTCTTGAAGATGCGTTATCGAAACAGCCTCTAGCGTTTCACGGTCACGAAAATGACACTACGCCTGTTACGCATTATTTTAATGATGGGGTATACACGAGGAAAATATTTATTCCAGCGACAACACTTTTAGTTGGGATGATTCATAAACACGAACATCCTAATTTTTTAATTGAAGGAGAAGTTACTGTTATTACTGAACAAGGTGGCACGGAACGGATAAAAGCCCCTTGTATGATGGTTTCCCCAGCAGGAACAAAGCGTGTAGTATACGCTCATAAAGATACTGTTTGGGCAACCGTTCATCCTAATCCTACGGATAGTAGGGACGTTGATAAATTAGTGGAGGCTCTTACTATGAAAGATTACAAGGAGTTAGATAGCGAAATGCGGAATTTGATTGAAGGTGTGAAATGAGTATGGCTGTAACTGGTGTGGTAACTGCTATTGTAGCGGGTGTTGTAGCAACGGTTGCTGCTGTTGCTGGTGCGTATGTTGCTGCGGAAAATGCTGAAGATCAAGCGAACGCTGCGAAACGGGAAGGCAGACAACAACAAGCTCTTTCTGCGAAACGGACAAGGGCAAGGGCAGCGAGTCAGAGGACTTCTTTTCTTTCAAGTGGATTGACTCTTGAGGGAACGCCACAAAATGTTCTTGATGAAACGTATACAATGGGGATTCAGGATGTAGTTGCAATTAAGGAATTTTATGATACAAAAGCACATGATGCAAAAGTGGCTGGACGTATGGCGATTATTCAAGGGATAGCTGGGTCAGCTCAAGGCGTTGCTGCGATTGGTTCGGCGTTTAAGGATTCAGGTTCTAAGCAATCAGATGTACAGACCTTTAGTATCAATTCAACTGGTGGCACTCCGGTTACGGGAACATCAGCATAGGAGGCTAATATGGCAAGAAGAGAAAAAGCACAACGAGAGTTCACGAAGATTGCTACTCCTGCGACGGTTAATACAGCAGGGCTTCAGTCGTTAGCTCGTGTGTCTGCTAACATAGCGACAATGCTTAAATCTAATGCAAAAGCAGGCGAAATACGGAATCTTGCAGGGTTACAAAATGATTTGATGGTTGCAGAGCAAGAGTATCGATCAGAAAATGAAGGTGATCCAACTGGGAACATTGGCGAACTTCATGCAGCACAAATGGAAATCAGGGATTCTTATTCTGATAAAGTTAGTCCTATGGTTAAGGGTAGCTGGATTGCACAAAGCAATAAACAGATATCACGGCAACGGGCGGACAATACTGTATGGGCAATTGGACAAACGAACAAAAATACTGTCACGGCTATTAATGACGGTATGAAAATGAGTAATAGCACAACGTATGCGAATGGTAAAGAATACGCTTTTAGTGATGGTTCTAATGCCGATAGGAACAATTCTTTGCAAAACTTCACCGAGACATACGATAATTTATATGCTATGGGTATATCTATACTTGGGGAAGCGAAGACAACTGAGGTACTTAAAAATTTTGGGTCTGATTCGATGAAAATGTTTGTTAACGGTGTAATGAGCGTAAACCCACAAATGGGGAGAGATTTGTTAGAAGTGCCGTCTGTTCAAGCTTCCATCGGGAGCAAGGAAGGTGAAGATACGTTACGGTCTTACGCTAAAACTAGGGATGCACAAATAAAAATAGAAGATGCGAACATACGGAACAAGTTTGTTGTTGATACTACAAACGAGATTTTACGGGATGATTCAAAATTGTCTTGGGGTGAAAAGTACGCTGCTGCTCAGGCAGTAATAAGCGAAGAAGATGCTGAAACTGGGAAAGCGTTAATGAAGAATCTCGAAAGTGTTATTAAAGTAAGTGCGAAAATAAATCAC